GTAGCATAATAATCCATTATACCTATTTTGCAGTTAATTAATAGATTAAAAGCAGGGAGAGGGTGTGGTGGTGTCTCCCCCCGCCAGTCTATTGTATAGACTATTTTTTAGAATTAGTCAACTTCATGCCTTTAAACCATGCAGGTAAACCTATTAGAGGTCTTTTATCTAAGGCGTTTTCTTTAGCCATTTTAGAATTAGCTTTATTGTAATGTAAAAATACCTGTCCACAATCTTTACCTTTAAACTCTTCTCGCCAATGCTCTAAATCGCAACCAGAATATATTAACATATCACCTGGTTTTAAATTTATCTTAATTCCTGCTTGACCTTTTTTACCCGTAGGGTCTAGATATATTGGCCAGTCATCACCACCTAAATTTAACGTTGTAGATATCTCACATGAGTATCTATCTTTATGTCTAGCCAACACATCACCTTCTTTATATATTCTAGCATACGAATATGTTTCAGATAATTTTAATCCAGTGTGTTTTTCCATAACAGGTTTTACTTGTTGTAATAAAGTTTCCATAGCAATATCTGAATAATGTGAATAAGTATTAGGAACTTGTTCATCATTCCATATACCCCAATATTCTGTGAATGGTGACATGTATCTAGAATCAAATAAAACTCTTGCTACATTTCTTTTATTTAAAAAATAATTATATACAAAATTTGCTAATTCTTTTGATATTGCATTTTTTAAAACACTGTATTTATTTTTTTTGAACGACATTTAAAACTCCTTTCGGTATCGCTTGGCAGTTCCAATGTATAAACCTAAAAGGTTCATATCCCATATCAACTATATATTGATGTGGCATATATGATGGAAAGAATATCATTCTGCCTGGTTTTACTTTATAATGCACTTGTGAAGTTGCATATGTAATTTTTGATTTATCTTTTTCTGGTAAAAGATTCATAATATTACCTGGTCTTGGATCTTCAAATAATGGCATAGATGTTGCCTCTGATGCTTTTAAAAAATAAAAACCAGATATGTGTCCATTCCAATGTGTGTGTAAAGTGTGATGTCCTCCACCTTGTTTAGCAAACTCTTGCACCCACATTTCTGTTGTAAATATTTGATATTGAGTTAAATCAAAACCCATCTCAAGTAATAAATTGTACGCGGTTGCACCAATATAATCTTGTAATTCTTTAAATTTAGGATCACCTATTAATGTTGTTGAGTGAAACACATTACCCATATCTCCTTTATCTCCAAACTTTTTATTTCTTTTATCTATATTTTTTTTTAAATTTTTTTGAGATTGTTTTATATATTTGTCAGATGCTTTATTTAATTTTTTAACAAACTTAGGTTCATCAGCCCACCATATTGGACATTTAAAATATTCTTCTAATTGTAATTGTTTTGGAAAACTCATTTGTAAGGCCATCCTAAATTCCAAATAACTAAACTATGTCTTGTTCCTTTTTTAACTGGACATACTCTGTGCCAAACAAAACCAGGAAACACAACTAAAGACCCCTTAGGTAGTATCTCTGTGCATTTTTTAATATTAGGTTTTTTATCTGGATCCATATTTCTAAAATCAAATTCTAATTCCCCACCTTTATAATCTTTTGGATCTGATAATGTTACTGTTACAGATAACTTTCTTATTTTACCATGTGATGGGTCACCTTCTTGTCTTTGGTATGGTCTATCCCAACCATCACAATGCCAATCATAAAATTGACCTTTTTCATATTTTGTAAACTGACAACTTTCTGAAAAGTCCCATTGAAAATTCCATCCTGCATTGTAGTTTGCTTTATGAACATAGGGTTGTATTTCTTTGTAAATCCATCTATCATTCATCCAAACAATATTAGAATCTCTTTTTTGTTTTAAATCTTTTATTTGTTTTTGATTTAATTTTTTCTTACCAAAACCACCAGTAACAGCCATTTGATCTTGTAATTGTTTTCCATAACGAACAATATCATCACAGATACGTTCTGGGATTGCTGATTGAAAATACCAATAATAATTTGTAAGATTCATCTTTCTATATCTTTCTTATATCAATCGTTAAGAAATTGTCAACATTAAGCGAGTATTAAATTACCTGAAACTGTAAATTTAGCAACAGAGGTACATCCTGGTGTAGGCGTTAATGTATTTGTACCAGGACTTACTGATGCAAGAGGAGTTGCTGCGCTTGGTAATTTAATAAGCACAATACCGTCAGAACCATTTCCTCCAGCAACAGAGGCATATCCACCTCCACCACCTGAACCAGTTGAAGTAACTGCGTTACAACCAGTTGTGCTATTACTACCAGCTCCACCACCACCTGGGCCACCAGATCCTCCAGAGTGTTGAGGTCCTCCTGGTTGTATTCCACCACCTCCACCACCTGCGTATAAACCATTTGTAGGTCCATAAAAAGGTTGAGGAGAAGATCCAAAAGTTGGTGTAACATCGAGACCATTACCACCTGATCCTCCATTATTTCCTGGAGAGGAATCTGTAGGTGCATTACCACCAGCTCCTCCAGCTCCACCACCTCCACCACCTAGAGCGTAGTGACCTCCACCATGAGGACTAGGTATATTTAATTTTAAATATCCAGTTCCACCTGCATTACCATATCCAGTAGCGGGTATTGGGCCTACGGGTGATTGTGTTGCAGATCCACCTGAACTAGTGCCTCCACAACTAGATGCATGACCACCTCCACCACCAGATCCTCCAGGGGTACCATTAGCGTTGCTGTTTCCTCCACAACCACCACCATTTGAGGTCATGGTTACCGGTCCACAAAAAGTTGTATTACTTCCAGCAGCCTTGGGACTACCTGCTCCACCACCACCAACTGTAATTGCTATTGTTTGTCCTGTCTCTAATGGATAAGATGGTGCGAGCAACGCTCCACCTGCTCCACCTCCACCACCATCTCCAGTACCTCCACCACCACCGCCAGCTACTGTAAAAACTGCTGCGTTAAAAGCCACAAAAAATTTTGGCCATGTTCCTTGAGACTTGGCACTAAATTGACTTTGCATTGACCACACACCACTTGCTTTAGTTAATTCTTTAATTGCTACTACTCCTGGTGCACCTGCAGATCCTGTGGCACTACAGTTTCCAGCACCTCCACCACTGCCTGTATTTGCAGTTGCTGACGTTGCATTTGTAGGTCCAGAGTTAGCACCATTTCCACCACCTGCTGCACCTGATCCAGAATAACCTCCACCGCCTCCACCAGCTATCGTACCGCAGTTTGCTAGACCTGGATAACAACCTGATAAATCTGTTCCTGCTCCACCATCTCCTCCTGCACTTTGATAAAAAGGACCTGGTGAACTAGCGTTTCCTTTTCCATCTCCACCGGCTCCTCCAGAGCCTCCACCTGCACCACCACCTGTTCCTACACCTGGACGTGAATATCCATAACCACCATCATTACCTTGACACGCAGTTCCACAACCTCCAGATGTTTTTGTACAAAATCCTGGTGTACCACCAGCTCCTCCACCACCGGAACCTCCTGGTCTACCAGCCTTTTCGGGAATAGAAGGCACAGATTGTGCACCTCCTCCACCACCACCTATGGAAGTATAAGTTGTTCCACTTGAATCTACTATGCTTGAAACTCCACCATCACTACCTTGATTAGAAGTACAACCACCTGAAACAGTGGCACCGCCACCACCTATAACAGTAGGGACTGATCCAGATGCATTTATTTCTATATTTTGTAAACCACCAGCTCCACCTCCAGAATAACCACCACCGCCTCCGCCGCCACCGGCGACAACTGCAGTTTTAATTATACGAGTTCCTGGTTGTAATGTAACACATCCTGAAGATGTTTTTATGGTAACTGTATTTTTTCCAAACGAAGATTTATTCGTTTTTCCAATTACACCACCATTTGCTGAGCCAGATTTATTTCTTGGCATTTAGTGTCCTCCTATTCGGACACCCAAGCTGTGCCATTCCAATTATATTTGGTAGGTGTTTCCGATTCGTCGTTTGATTTAGTTGCTTCCCAACCTTGTGTGTTGTCAGCTTGATATTTTGTTTCGTTCCAAGTAATATTATAAAACCATACCATTGGATCTGCACCATCATTTGTGACTGTTGGATAAGTTATTGGTGCTTGCCAATCGTCATTAGAATCTAATGACCACGATGCATAAGGTTGTGATTGTAAAAATTTATCTTTTACAGGATCGTAAATCATTCCGATACCTGCGTATTGTTTTCTAAAATTATGATTATAAGAAGTTTGTTTCCAAATACCACCATTAAAAAAATTAATACACCATGTTTCTCCATCAACATGCATATCTGAAGGAACTTCATCGTTTGATACAACTACTACTCTTTGTACTATTTGATGTGAATCTGACGTAAATCCTGTAGGATCTGTCATTGCTTTTAATTCTGCGAAATGTGCCATTTTTTTACTCCTTAAAATTAAATTTATATTCTATGCCTCACCTATTGTCAATGTTCCAGATGCTGTAAATTTACCTATCTTGTCTCCTCCTGGATGAGTTGATCCAGTAAATGCAGGACTTGGTGTTCCTGCTAAAGTAAATTCACTTGGAACTCTTACAACAACAATTCCTGAACCACCTGCTCCACCAGACCCTGATCCTGTGGCACCACCTCCACCACCTCCAGTATTAGAGGTTCCTGCTGTTCCAGCGTTACATGGAGAGGTTCCACCTGCTCCAC